CGGCCAGTTCACTGGCCAGAGTCGAAAAAACAGCCCGCTACCTTCGACGCGCGCATGGCGTCGGCGACGTCGAGCTCGTCGATCACGGCCTTGGCACTCTGGCCCGAGCAGCGCGAGATCAGGTCGAGCAGCTCGGCCATGCCCGCCTCCTGCCCGAACGTGCGCAGGTGCTTTCCGCGCGGGCGCTTGATCACGAGCTCGGTGATCTCGGGCTCCTTGCCGTTCGGCACCGGGCACTCGAGCTTCAACGTGACGGACCCGTCCTCGGGATTGACCGTGATCCAAGGCTCGAGCTTCTCGGCCTCCTTCGGATCCTCGGGCAGCTTGAATTGCGGGCGCGCCACGCGACTACGCCGCCGCCGGAATGATCACGTCGCCCGACACGCCCTCGAACCGGAACTTGAACGTGCCCTCGCCCGTCGAGCCCTCGCCTGGACCGGCGAAGATCGCGTCGCGCAGCACGACCACGTGGCCGTTCGGCAGCGTGAAGTTGACGGTCGCGTTGCGCAGCGACTTGAGCGCCTGCGTGTCGAGCCGCGCGACGTGCCGGATCAGGCCGTCGATGTACGGCACGGTCGGCAGCTCGCGGTACCCGTCGATGCCCGACATGCCCGGGAGCATCTCGGCCTCGAGGCCGCCCGTGTTCCAGGTGCACTCGGCGGCCACGCTGAGCATGTCGCCGTTGACGGCGAGCTCGAGCAGACCGGCGACACGTCGTTGAAAAGCCATCGTTGAACTCCGCGGCCTAGAGCCGGAACTGGATGTTGCCCGCCATGATAATCAACGGGCTCACGAGCGTCGGGGGGAGAAGCACGTCGAGCCGCGTCGGATCCTGCGGGTTGAGCTCGACCGCCTGCAGGCGGATGAACGACGCCGCGTCCTGCACCCAGCCCTGCTCCTCCCACTCGCGGAAGAGCGAGACGTTCTCGGCGCGCACCATCGACGGCGTCACCACGGCCGAGCCCGCGCCCGCGCGCGTGCCGTCGGCCGCGCGCTTGTGTCGCGGGAAGCGCAGGAGCATGCGCTGACGCCAGGACCAGCGGAGCTGGGAGAGCGTGAGCGGCGTGGTCATATCGAGGAACGCGGTGTCCTCGGCGCCGGCCGGGTTGACCTGGTAGGTCATGATCATGCGCTCGATCTGCACGACGCCGCCCGCGCCGACCTTGAGCGTCGAGATCCCGTCGAACAGGAGCAGGTTGCGCTCCTCCTGCGTGAACTGATCGGCCGGCGCCGGCGGCAGCTCGCCCGTGAGCTCGAGCGTCTGGAACGGACGCGCCGGATCGGCGGCGCCGTAGAACGCGACCAGGCCGGCAGCGCGCGACGCGACCACGTAGGACGGCCGCGGGAACCGCGACGTCGTGAGGATCGAGCTGTGCTTCGAATTGCGCGACGCGCCGAGCGCGGCCGTGGCCGAGAAGTTCCCGTTGAAGCCCGCGATCGCGACGCCCTCGGTCTCGCGCATCGCACCCCAGCGGCTCGAGAGCTCGGCCTCGAGGCTCGCCAGGTTCGTCGAGTCGGTGAACGGCGCGACGATCACGTCGTACTGCACGTCCTTGAGCACGGCCCACGCGGTCGACACGTCGACGTCGCCGCTGCCGCTCTGCATGTTCGTAATGCCGACCGTGACGCCCACGGCCGTCTGCTCGCCGTCACCGTAGTTGACGCGCAGGTCGCAATCGTTCCCGACCGTGCCGACCTGCTTCGCCGTGAGGTTCACCACGTTCGACGCGGCGCCGGCCGAGACCGGGCAGCTCGCATCGGCGTTGATCGCGGACGCGAGCGACGTCGCGAGCGCGTTCTGCGTCGAGGCCGTCGTCACCGCGACCGTGTACCGGCGACCGGCGACGTACGCGTAGATCTGACCCGACTGCGGACCGGACGCGGTGATGGTGAACGAGCCCACGGCCGGGACGCCCGAGCCAGAATCCTCGAGCGCGAGCATCCACATCTCGGTCGATCGGTTGACCGAGAACCAGGCCTCGGCCATGAGCGCGAGCTGCGAGTCGATGCCGAAGAACGTCTGCGCTTGCTTGTGGCTCGTGCAGCGCATCGCGACGAGCGCGTCGACCGTGCCCGTCGAGCGGCGCTGCCCGAGAATCAGCGCGCGGTACGGCTTGACCGCGGTGCCCTGCTGCGCCTGCGTCGAATCGATCTGAGCAAACACGCCCGGCGTGCGCGTCGTGACGGGAACCTCGGGAATGGCGATGACCACGGTCACTTCTCCTTGCGGTAGTAGAGCGGACGCGACTTCTGCGGCGCCGGCCCCGGGACGATCACGGCCGGCGGGGCCGGAGGTTCTTCGGGCGGTGACGGCAGCACGAGCTCGACGCTGCCGTCACTGATGCGCGAGAGCCAGTAGCTCGAGCGCTCGACGTCGGCGCCTTCGGCCGGGAGCGGAACGCGTGTCGCCGGATCGCGCACGAGCCCGCCGGCGACGGGACGAACGCGAATGAATTGGCTCGGCGTGTTCACGGTTCCTGCAGGTCGACCAGGTCCTCGGCGTCGATCTCGCCGTCGGGAGCAGGCGCGGCGTCCCACTTGCCTCCGATCCAGCGCAGGTTGGACAGCACGAGCTCCTCGGGCGCAGGAGCACTCTCACTGTAGAGGACCGTCAAGGTCAAGTGCCCGGCAGAGAAGAAGACCTCGCCTTCGCGCGACGGCGTGTACTCGCACGTGCCCGGGAGCACGTTCTGAACCGTGCTGCCGAGCGTGTCGTCGGCGAGCACGACCTGCCGCACGCGGTGCATGAAACGGCGCAGCGCCTTGTCGCCCTGATCGTCGACGTGGTGCTCGTCGAAGGGCAGCGCGACGTTGACCGCGATGGTGAGCTGCGCCTGCCATTGGTGCACGCGCGGCGAACCGTCGTCGAACACCTCGCCGTCCTCGCGCGAGCAGTAAATCTCGGCGCACGGCAGGAGCGCCTCGTGCAGCGGGACCGAGCGCGTCGGGAACACGTTGGTGAACTCGGGCACGCGCGCGCGTATCTGCTCGCGGAGCCACTCGATCACGAGCGTGAGCTGCGGAACGTTCGGATCGGTGATCTGCAGGCTCATCGAACCGCCCGCTTGAGGAACAGCTTCGCGGCGCCCTCGCCGTCGGCCTCCGGCGGATCCGCGACGACATAGCGCACGCCGCGGATCAGGAAGATGTCGCCCTGCGCCGGCGGCGCGCCCGTGATGTCGGACAGGCGCACGTCGACCGTTGGCTGGTTCGAGCTCACCGACGCGCCGGTTGCGCGGTCGACCATGACGTGCGCGGACCGGAAGATTCCCCGCAGCTCCTGCCGATCGGAACCTTCCGGCCGGAACACGACTTCCTCGCCAAACGCGTCGCGCGCGTGGCCGAGCAGCCGGTCCGTGTTCTCGCGCCAGGCCATCGCGTAGCGCGCGCCCGCGCGCGACTAGACCGAGTCGCCGGAGAGCAGGACCCAGCCCGTGGTGTCGCCACTGGCCGCGGCCTTGGCCGCCACGCCGCGTAGCGTGTTGCTCGTCGCCGTCGTCGTCATCTTCTTGGCGGTGTCGTCCCAATAGACCTTCGCGAACAACGTCCACGCTTCGCCCGTCGCCTTCGCGATCTCCCAACAGCCGTCGATGTGCACGGCCGCCTGATCGCCGCTCGCCTCGGTCTTCGCCGGGATGCACAGGAGCGTTCCGACGATGATCGGCGTGCCACCCGTGAGCGCGGACGGCGCCGTGATCGTGATCGGGCTGCGCGGGCCGATGTAGTTCTTCACGTTCGATTCTCCAGAGAGGTCGGGGAGGCGCGCGCGCCGACGCAAGCGCCGGCGCGCGCGCGATTGGTTAGACGGTGCCGGAGCTCTTCACGATGCCGCGGAAGTCGAGCGCCTTCGCGCCCACGTCGTGCACGACGTCGACGGCCACGCCGAGCGTGTCCTGATCGATGTGCTCCATGACGAGCGGGCCGCTCGAGCCCTCGAGGTGGTCGACCTCGACCGTGTCGATCTCGGACGAGCTGCAGACCATGCACCACGCGGTCGTCGTGCCGCTTTTTGTGGTGTTGTTCATGCGGCCTTCGACGATCGGCGTGAGCGTGCCCTTGAACGGGTTGGTGCTCGACGCGGCCACGGCGACGATCTCGCCCATGCACAACTGCCAGGCCGTCGTCTCGAGCTCCGGAGGCACGAGCAGGAAGCGCGGCGTCAGGTCGAGCTCCTCGAGCGCGAGGCCCTTTTGGTTGCGGATGACGGTGCGCGCGGACGAGAGCGCGGTGAGCGCGAGGACCGGCGTGATCAGGTTGCCGCCGTGCGCCGAATTGAACAGTGCGACCGAGTCGCCCATCGTCGGATTGGCGTTGATGATCACGTAGTACACGAGCTCGGACTCGATGCGCCGCGCGGCTGTGGCCGCCTGCCCCGGGACCTTGTCGAACGCGTTCAGGTCGTCATTGATGATCATCTGCCGACCCAGGCCCACGCGACGCGCGTAGGTCTTGAGCCGCACGACTTCCTTGCCCTCGGTCAGCGTGCCGCTGCGGATCGTGCCGCCCTCGGGCAGCTCTTCGAGGTTCGGGAAGGCCGACAAGATGTTGCGGTCGGTCGACTTGAAGTCGCGCAGCGTGCCGCGCGCGCACCACTGCTCCCACGATCCCGGGCGCTCCTCGTACTGCCGGCGAATCGACTTGTTGATGCCGCCGGCGAGGATACCCGGGAAGTCGCTCGAGGTGTGGAACGCCAGGCGCAGCACGTGGTCGGGCGCGTGGTTCGTGACCTTGCGACCCGAGCGCAACACGCACTCCTCGGCGAGCCGCAGGAGCGACATGTGCGCGAAGGCCTCGGCGCCGTTCTCGAGCTTGATCGGCTTGCCGCCGGGGTGCCGCTTCTGCGCGCGGAACTGCAGCGCGGTCTGCGCGGACTCGATGAACTTCTCGCGCTCGTCCTGGCCGACATCGAGCCGCGTGGTGCCGTCGGTCTTCGCCAGGCCCGCGGCCTTGGTCGCGACCGCGTCGATCGCGAGCTCGCGCGCCTTCTCGATCGTGCACGTCGGATCGCCGGCCCACGTGTCGGCGAGCTCGATCGCGAGCCCAGCCTTCTTCGCGACCTCGCGCACGGTCTTCTGTCGGACCGATTCGAGCCGCGCGCCCTCGGCCTTGGCGGCCTCGAGCTCCTCGCGGCGCTTCGCGTCCGCGGCGTCCTTCGCGTCCTTCGCGGCCTTCTCGGCGGCCAGACGTT